TATATTAGGTTTTGGAAAAACAAAATTACAAAATGCTCTTGAAAAAATACGATAAGTAGAAACAGCATCTTCATAAATATTTTCTTTTCCTTGAGCTTGTTTACGTTTTTTAGAATTACTTTGTTCTAATTTACGCTCTTGAATACGTGCTTCTTCATAAACTCCAAATTGGAAATCACTCATTGGTATTTTTTTTACTATAAAATCCCTGCCCTTATTATATTCAGGTAAAAGCGCATCAATATCAGGAAAATATGATGTAAGACCTAATATACGTCGCTTGAATAAATTCATATTTTTAACTTTATTATCTTGAGCAATAAAATATTTTGCAAAATTATCTAATTTATCAGGCAGAGCATCATATAACTCAACTCTTGTTGAATTAGCAATAACACTTATATTATTATCTTTCAATGTATTTACCAATTCTCTCATTAATGTTTCATCGTCAATATTGCCATTTTCATCAAGATTTACACCTTGATACTTTTTATCATCAGGATCATATCCATTTAAAAATCCAAATGGATTTCGAGTTATTTCTAACGTAGTAGAAGTAGGCTTATAATTAACATAATCTACTATATTTTTTAGAACAAAATTAGATTTGAACATATCAATAATGGTTTCTTGAGAGATTTTTCTCTTATCATTAATAGAGAGTTTAATATACCATGTTTTAATTTTTCCTCTTAAAATATTAAATAATATAGCAATTTCATTTGGATAGTTAATTATAGGTGTTCCAGTTAAAAGAACTATTCTACAATTATCAGCAGTCATTAAAAAATTATATAATTGCATGGAGAGTGATGAAGGTGTTCTCATTTTATTAACAATTCTTGATACAAAGTTATGTGCCTCATCAACAATAACAGTTTTATTAGAAAATGGATTAATTGTTCCTCCTTGTGTTAACTGGTCAAGATGACTTTTTCTAAGACCATTATAATTAATAAATCGATATTTTATTCTAATCATTTCATTAATTTGATAATCTAAGCTTAATTTTTCTGTTGTTGATAAAGATTCATAATTGGCAGATTTTTTTACATTAACTAGCCAAGCACCGCCTTGTTTTTTAATGTATTCAATTGGTATTGATAAAGCTTGTGATAAAGGTTCTATTAATTCAGGATATTTGCTTACATCAATAAATTCCCAAAATTGATTTTTTTTATAAATTTTATCTCCACATTTTTTTAATTCTTCAATATAGTTAACTCTTAATGAAGCAGGCGTCATAACAATTATTTGATTTTCGGTTTTTATACCTTCTGCTATAGCAATTGAAGAGCAAGTTTTTCCGGAACCAAGACCATGAAATAATAATACACCTCTATATGGTGTATATAAATTAATATAATCTCTAACTATTTTTTGATGTGTTAATAGAGAGAATTCTGTATTTTTTGAGTCACAAGAAATAACACCTTTATCTTTAGATATTTCTTCTTTATAAGGTTCAAATAATGATGATATAAAGTTAATAAATAACTCCCTATTATTCATATAATATGAAGAAGCTCTTATTAAAACCTTTTTCTCTTTTTCAGGTAAGCGTGTTTTAATATCATCTATTTCTAATAAACTTTCTTTACCTTCAATAATAGTCTCAGTTGGTATAACAGTTTTTCTTTCTTTACTTTCTTTTATTTCAGGAATATCAGTTTCTAATTTAAGTTTTTTAATTTTTTTCTTTTTTGTAATAACTAGTTGGGGTTCTTGAGCTGGTGCTTTTTTTTCAGTATCTTCTTTATTTTGTTCTATTTTTTTTTCTAAAGGTTTAACCGTTTGTATTTCTCCTTTATCTTTTAATTTATCTAAAATGAATAGTCTATCTAATTGAGCAGTTTCTCGTTTGTCTACTATTTTTGTTTTTAATTGAATATTTTCTTTTTCCGCTGGTTTCTTTAGTGCTACGTTTATTATTGGTATTTTTTCAGGAATAGGTTTTACTTTTAATTTTTCTAATATTTCCTTAGACATATATTAATTATTAATATTATTATTATATTTTTAATTTATTTAATATATAAAGTGGTTGTGACTAAAATAATTATAAATAATATTTAAAGTTATATATAATTAAATATTATATAATTATGAATTTTTTAAGAAGAATGTCTACCCAAATAGTTAAAAAGAATAAAATTAATTTAGATAGTCATTTGTATAATTTTATGGTTTCGCAAAACTCAAAAGATGTAATTGCTTTTTCACAAGGTAATTATAAAATTACCGATAATTTAGGAGAATATTATAAAAATATTAAAAAATATGAAATGCATGAAAGTCATAGCCCCAAACCTTTTATTAAAATAAAAGAAGATAAATAATATTATATTTCTTTTATAATATTTTTTACATTATTTTTTTAATAGCTTCATCACAAGCAATCTGTTCAGCTTTTTTCTTAATTTTATGTAATCCTTTTCCTAAAAATACTAATACTTTTTCATTATCTTCCAAATATTTATGAATATTTGAGAAATTATTAAACTTATTAAAATCAATAGCGCTCGCTATATCAATATTATGAATTGATTGTCCAATACAAATATATACACCCATTTCATATCCTAATTCTTGATCATGAGAAATTTCAAGATATTCTGGTGTAATCTTAAATTCTTTTTGAATGATAACTTGTAATTGATTTTTATAGTTATCATCTGTATTAATTAATTTTGTCCAATCTACATGTTGTTCAAAAATTTTTTCAACAAAAATTTGTGCCATTTGAAAACCAGGGCCTGTTACAAATATATTTTCAAACCATTTATCTTCGTCTTTGATTGTTATTTTATTTACATCTAAAAATAAAGCACCAAGAAAAGCCTCAAATAAACAACCTAATTTTTTCATATTGGTTCTAGTATTTTTTTCCTCAGCGTGTTTTGAAATAATATACCATTTATGTAATCTCATTTCGTAAGCTAATTTACCAATATGTTCATTTTTAACAAGAGCAATTTTTTTTTCTGTCATAAATCCTTCTTCTGCTTTTGGAAAACGTCGATATAAGTAATATTTTGTAATACATTCTAAAATGCCATCACCAATAAATTCTAATCGTTCATTTGATTTTGTTTTTAAAGGTAAACAATCAAATGGCTTATCAACAATAGTTATATCAGAAGCTTTATTTTCTAACATTGGTCTCTTACAATAAGATTTATGAATGAATGCTCTTTTAAATAGTTCAATATTATGAATTGTATAATTAACTCCATATTTTTTGAGAATAGATTGAATATCATTCAATGTAATCTCAATATTTTTATCATTATATGGATTAAAGACTAATTCACCATTAATACGAGAAATATCTTCATCATTAATTTTTTCTTCAAGATCCATTTATATATAATAAATATATATATATATGTATTTAAATATTTTTAAATATTATTATCGTAATAAAAAAATTTGTAAAAAAAAAAGTATACCATTAGTATATAAGATGGCGGCAGGATTACTCAAGAAAAAGAAAGAGGAGACTCCTCTTAAAGACTTTGTTAATGATTTAAAAAATAATTCAAAAGTTGTAAATGCTACTAATATGGCAGTTGTTCAAAGTGCTCTTTCAACACTAAAAACCTTGCCAAATTTAGTTGATTATGCTTTTGTTTCTGGTATATCAGCATATTTAATGTATTACTATATGCAAAATTATGAATGTAATATGTAATTTTATTAATATTAATATATAATTTAAAAAATTAATTTCATTTATAGTAATGAAATTAGTTATAGATAATAGAGAGCCAAAAGAATTAAAAACTTTAATTCAAGATAAAATAGAAAATGTAGAATTGAAAAATTTGGAAATAGGAGATATTATTTTTTTAGATGAAAATAATAATATAGTGCTAATTTTTGAGAGAAAAAGTATTTCTGATTTAATTTCTAGTATAAAAGATGGTCGATATAGTGAACAATCATTTAGATTACAAGAATATCCTCTACATAATCATAATATTTTTTACTTAATAGAAGGTTCGTTATTAAATAGTAGAAAACAATATAATGAAACAATCCAAAAGACAGTTTATTCAGCAATGTTTTCATTAAGTTATTCAAAAGGTTTCTCTCTTCTACATACATCAGGTGTTGTAGAAACTGCAGAATTTATAATATATTTTTTTCAAAAAATAATAAAAGATAAATCAATTAAACCATTTTATAAGAATATGAATATAATAAATGATACATTAAAAGAGGAAACTAGTGAAAGTAAAGAAAATGAAGATAATAATGATTATGTGTCTCATATAAAAACATCAAAAAAATCTCATATTACAAAAGAAAATATAAATGAAATAATGTTAACTCAAATACCAAATGTAAGTATGATTACATCAAAATGTATCTTAAGTGAATATAACAATATTGAAAATTTAATTAAATGTTTAAGAGAAAATAATAATTGTTTGGAAAATTTAAGAATTAAAAATAAGAATGGAGAGAGAAAAATAGCAAAAAATACAATTGAAAATATTAAATTATATTTATTATAAATATTAGCATTTATATTATCATTTATATATATAAATGTTAAAAGAAGAAGAAATATATAGATATCTAGGAATATTTACACTAACATTATTTTTTATTTATATTGTAAGCTGTGTTTTAAATACACAAAATAATATTGTTGAAGGTTTAACAAATCAAAAAAAACCTTTAAATATTCAAGATGATTTATTTTCAAATTTAGATAAACATTTAAAAGAGAATAATGATAGATTATCTGATAGTTTATTAATAAAAAAATATAAAACACAATATGAAGATTCTATAATAGAAATAGATACTAATACAGAACTTAAAATATTACAATTAACAATTTTATATGGAAATGCTTTAGCAAATAAAGATGATAAAGAAGCTAAAAAATATTTAGAAGAAATTAATTTATTACAAAACTTAAAAGCATCTTTAAAAAATACAATGAAACATGTTGATAAACATTAAATAAATTTATGCTACACTAAGTTCAACTTCATTACCTTTATAATATCCTTGTTTTATTAAAGCATTAGTATATTTATCGCCACCCCAGTTTGTATCCATTGGATTTGGACTGATTCCTTCTCCTTCATTAGTAATTTTATCTAAAGGTGTAGATAATCCAATATATTGATTATCGGGATCATAACCAGGATATTGGTCATTATTATATGGAGGATTATTACGTGTAGCATTTAAAAGAAGTGTTTGAGGTGCTAAAGTTCTATTTTCAGTTACTTTGCCTTCTTCAAGACCACCTTGTAATTCTGTTGGAGAAGGCCTAGCTTTATATACAGATCTTCCTTGTGCATTGTATGAGTGTTGTAAAAATAATGCTGGGCATCTTATACCTTGACTTCTTTGCCATTTAGTAAATTCTACATATTCATTTAAGTTATCGAACATAATAGGATTTACTCCAGGAACAGGTGCTAATTCTGAATTATATAAAAATATATGTTTATCTTTTTGTATTAGAATATTAGGGCATCTATATTTGCGTTTATTGGTAAAAGATTCAAAAATAGATTTTGGTTTATTAATTATCATAAAAATTAAACCTAAAATGAAAATACTAGATATAATAGCTAATTTTGACATATATATATAAAATTATATAATTTTTGATAAACAATATATTAATATATAATATATATGAGTATATTGAATGTAGATAATGATAATCCAAAATTGTTTGATTTAAAAGTTGATGAAAAACCAACATTTATAATTGTAAAAGCAGAATGGTGTGGTCATTGTAAAAGATTAATACCAGAATTAAAAAAATTACATGATAAAATTAAAGAAGAAAAGATTGATGCTAATATTATGAAAATTGATGAGACTGTAATGCCAAAAATAGAATCTGATTATTTAAAAAATGTAGTTGGATATCCTACTATTAGATTTCTTAATAATGGTAATGTAAAAGATTATGAAGGTGATCATAATGCAGACGCTATGTTAAATTTTTGTATGAAGCAACTGAAATTAGATAATAAAATGAGTGGGGGAAAAAAATCCAGAAAATCCAGAAAATCTAGAAAAGTAAAAAAATCAAGAAAATCCAGAAAATCTAGAAAAGTAAAAAAATCAAGAAAATCAAGAAAATCTAGAAAATCTAGAAAATCTAGAAAATCTAGAAAATCTAGAAAAGTAAAAAAATCTAGAAAAGTAAGAAAATCAAGAATTAATTAAATATATACCTGATATCATTAATGGCAATCCTATTATTTTTTTCCATGTAAATTCACCTTTCATAATAAATGTAAATGCTACAACTGTTATTAATATATCAATTAAATAATCATAACTTCTAATTTTTTTAAGATTATGTATTTTTAGAAACTCAATCCATATAAAGGAAACAAATGTAGAAAGTAATGCTAATATTATAAAATAAGATATATCAATATAATTTAATTTACTAATATCACTTATAATATACTTATTTTTATTAGTGATAAAATAAATAATTAAGAAAAAGATAAAAGCAATAAAAGTATCTAATGCCAATACAGATGTAGGATTTATTATTTTTGTATAATGTTTATTTTTAAAATCAAATAACCAGCCTAATGAAGCACTTATAACTAATATAATTATCAAAAAATAAGTATTTGATAATAATTTATCTAACATATATAATAATAAAATAAAATTATTTATTTTATGCTGAAAAATTGAATTAAATATTATGATATAAAAATATATAAACTATTAAATTATGCAATGGCAATTTAAATTATTTGAGTTTGAAATATGCGATACCGTATTATCAATAGAAGAAGAAGATACATATACAGATACTAAAGAATTTCTAGTAAAAATGTTTGGAATAGATGAATATGGGCATACAGCTTGTATATATGTAAAAGGTTTTCAACCATATTTTTATGTTAAAGTAAATGATGATTGGACACAACAAGATAAAAATGAATTTTTGACATTTATTAAAAATAAAATGGGAAAATATTTTGCTAACTCATTAGTATCTGCTAAAATAGTTAACAGACATAAATTATATGGTTTTGATGCTAAAAAACATCATAAATTTATTCAATTAAAATTTAATAACACAATTGCTATGACAAAAGCAAAAAATTTATGGTATGAATATAATAAAATAACATATTCTAAAAAATTAATAGAGGGAGGACTGCCATATAAGGATGGACAAATTGAAATTTATGAAGCACAGATACCACCACTACTTCGTTTATTTCATATTAAAGAAATTAGTCCATCTGGATGGATTGCACTTTTAAAAGGAAAATATATAAAACATAAAGAACAAACAACTAGTTGCCACCATGAATTTACAATTCATTATAAAAATATAATAGCACTTCCAAATCGTGAAACAATGGTTCCATATAAAATAATGAGCTTTGATATTGAGGCTAGTAGTAGTCACGGTGATTTTCCATTGCCAATTAAGAATTATAAGAAATTAGCGGTTGATATAATTGATAAAATCAAATTAGATAAGATAGAAGATATTTCTGATGAATTTTTAAAATCATGTATAAAAACGGCATTTGAATTTGGCAATGAAAAAGATATTAATAAAGTATATTTAAAGGAGAAGATAACCGAAGAACAAGTAGATAAGTTATTTGAACAATGGATAAAAATAAAACCAGCAAATCATACTTTTGTTGATGAAACATTAAAAAATGAATTAGAAGATAATGACGAAAATGAAGATAATGAAGATGAAGATAATGATATTGAGGAAGGAAAAAAAGAAGATAATTGTGAAGAAAAATATAATAAAAAATATGTATCAACAAAAAAATATACAAATAAAGAAGCAACCATTAATGATGTATTAAAAGATACATGTGATAAAAACATTAAAATTCATGAATTAACAAAATCATTATCATTAGTATTTCCTGAAATTGAAGGAGATAAAGTTACATTTATTGGTTCGACTATAAGAAATTATGGAGAAGATAAACCATATTTAAAACATTGTATCGTTATTGGAGATTGTCATGAAGTTGAAGGTTCTGAAATTGTATGTGTTGAAAATGAAAAAGAATTATTACTTGAGTGGACTAAATTAATGGAAAAGGAAAATCCAGATATTATTATTGGATATAACATCCATGGTTGGGATGAAGAATTTATGTATAAAAGAGCAATTGAGTTAAACTGTGTAAATAGATTTTTACAATTATCTAGAATTAAAAATTATGTTTGTTTAAATAAAGATTGGAGAACTGGAAAAGAAGATATTGAAAGAAATAGTTTATTTATAGCAAGTGGACAATATGATATTAAATTTATTAATACTATTGGACGCTTACAAATAGATCTTCTTAATGTTTTTAGAAGAGAATATCAACTTACATCATACAAACTAGACTATGTTTCAGGTCATTTTATTAGTGATAAAGTAAATAAAATAGAATATGATGAAGAAAATGATATTTCAAGAATTTATAGTAAAAATTTTACAGGATTATACAAGAATGATTTTATTGTCTTTGAAGAAATTGGTCATTCAACAAATAAATATAATAGTGGAAAAAAATATGAAATTATAAATATTAATTATAATGAAAGCTATTTTGAAATTAATAGTATTGTTAAACCTGATATGAAATTAATAGTTAAATGGTGTCTTGGAAAAGACGACGTAACCCCGCAAGATATTTTTAGATTAACAAATGAAGGACCTGCAGGTAGAAAAATTGTAGCCAAATATTGTATTAAGGATTGTGAATTAGTAGATGATTTATTAAAGAAGACAGATATTATGACCGGATATATTGAAATGGCTAAATTAACAACGGTTCCAATTAGTTTCTTAGTATATAGAGGCCAAGGTATTAAAGGATTAAGTTATGTTGCTAAAAAATGTAGAGAAAAAAAAACACTAATGCCACTAATAGATAAAGTTATGGATGATAGTGGATATGAAGGGGCGATTGTTTTACAACCAAAATGTAACTTATATTTAAAAAAACCGGTTGCTTGTGTAGATTATAGTTCTCTATATCCTTCAAGTATTATAAGTGAAAATCTATCACACGATAGTAAAGTGTGGACTAAAGAATATGATTTAGAAAATAATTTAGTATTAGAAACAGGAGAAAAAAATGAAGATAATAATTATATTTATGATAATTTAGATGATTATGATTATGTTGATGTGAAATATGATACATATAAATGGATACGAAAAACACCAAAAGGAGCTGCTCAAAAAGTATGTGTTGGTTATAAAATATGTCGGTATGCTCAATTTAAAGATGGTTCAAAAGCAATTTTACCATCTATTTTAGAAGAATTATTGGCAGCAAGAAAATCTACAAAAAAGTTAGCAGCAAAAGAAGATGATCCTTTTATGAAGAATGTTTTGGATAGTAGACAATTATCTATTAAAATTGTAGCAAATAGTTTATATGGACAAACTGGAGCAAAGACGAGTGCGTTTTATGATAAAGATGTTGCTGCTTCTACAACCGCAACTGGTAGAAAATTATTGTTATATGGAAAAAAGGTTATTGAAAAATCATATGAAAATAGAATTGTTGATACAAAAAATTATGGTAAAGTTAAAACAAATGCTGAATATATTTATGGCGATAGTGTAGCAAAATACACACCAATTAATGTAAGATAT